GTTTAGGGGTTTTGAGGAAACAAGGAAGTACCTAGTGGAGGCAACTACCTGCTTCTAGCAGAAAATGATCAAGTGGCCAGTAGAGTTCTTGAGTGTATGCAGGTCTTGAGCTAGGACGGAGCAGACGTGAGAAAACTTCTGTTCTTGAGGGGAAGCGAGTCAGATCGATGGTTTCAGGGTCGGACATGAAATTGAGGTGGGCAAAGTATTGGGAGAATGCCTTTTCATGAGTCGAGTAACCTTGAGATTTGAGTTCACTGAAAATGTGTTCGCAGATAGGTCGTAGTCGAGTATCACCAGCCGAAGCGTAGTAGATACCGATAGCACGAGCCATCAGACGAGGGTATGAGTCGCGGAGTGACCTCGGGTGAAGTAACTGAGCGAGCAATTGTTCTGGATCACGGGAAGGGTAGCCGTTAAAGTTCTTATAAGAAAGAACTTCGGCACCGGTGATTCCAGGGGATGCACCACATTTATCAGGACTGAGTTTCGAATTGAATCGTCGCTTCGCTTCTGTTGAGAAGGCTTGAAGGAAGTCAGCCCATTGCGAAATGGGTAGCATCTGGAGAAGACCGAATAGGACGTCGTCACCCATGAGCTTGATGAAGTGGTCACTTGTGACAGTGAAACCTAAAGCTAGTAGGATTGTAACGACCATGACAGCGTTGTAGAAAGAATCGAAGAATTGAGTTCCGAAGATGCCGGATGGCATGCCGGAGAAGAGCTTCTTAATGAGATTACCTAGAGGGGTGAGACAGAGTGTGTCTTCGTAGGCGTATCCAATGAAGTTCCAGAGACGTTCGAGTCTGTAGGGCTGGGTCTTGGCCTGAGGGTGAGTACGAGTGGGGTGGTATCTTCCGCAAAAGCAGAAGTAGGTTTTGACTCTAGCACGGATATCGCGCCAGACGGAATAGTAAAAATACATGTCGAATTCGGACCAATCGAGATTGAAGATAGGAGCGAATGATTTGTACTTTCTGACGTATTCGTCGTTAAGTCGGCACCAGCCACCGTTGAGGGTTTCGTACCCCCAGAGGAGGGGAGTGTTCTTATCAGTGTGGTAAGTAGAGAAAAGAGGCCAATAGAACATGGCTTCAATGAAGATCAAACACTTGGAGACACCGAAGACGGACCGAACTTTGTCGGGTTTGTCTTTAGTGGACAGAGCTGGCTTTTGATGCATCGTTGTGTAATGAAGAGGGACGTGGAGTCCTTCTTTGATGCGGTGGGCGTAGCGTCTGCAGTAAATGAAGATTTCTTGGTAGCAGTTGTGGAATGACAATCGAGCGTTGTCGATTATGTTGAGTTCCTTTGCAACTTGCAACTTTCTCTTGAGGGAGGAGTCTGATGAGAAGGGGAGTTCAGCGTTGACGGACAAATTCCAGGGGTACCAACGGAGGTCTGTGAAGTGCACAGGGTGTATGAGGTTCTTGGGACGGAACCATTCTGTGACAATGTCTAGAGCCTTGTAATAGTGGGCATCCTTGATAATATCATGATCGGGGACGTTGTAACGGTAGAAGAATTCTTCTGCCGATTCAGCGGTTGAGGGAGGGCGTTTGTAACCGTAAAGAACGTTCTTAATGAGTGTAATGTCGAAGAGACAAGAGTACATGCATATTGTCGAGAAGACGAGAGCGTAACATTCAAAAAACCAATCGTTGTAGGTCTTGAGAGG